CTATATTGAGAAGCAGAAAGAGCAAGCTGAGCATTTATTTTATCAGCTTCTAAAGCATTGGCTGCATTAGTTGCTTTTGCTGCATTAGCAGCAGCAGTGTCTGAGATGATGGAGTCAGCAACTTCCTTAGCTTTAAACAAAGTTGTTTGTTGTCTATTGTCTAAGTTTTTTACATCCAAAGTTAAGAAAGCTTTAGCATTCTCTACAGCCACTTGCTGCCTATTGTTTAGGTTGGTTGTTTCTAAGTTAGCAATCTGTGCTGTCTTAGCTAACACCAGTGCTTGTCTATTTGACAAGTTCTGTAAATCCATTGTGCTTGTTAAACGTGCGTTCTCTAAAGCAATGGTTACATCAGCAGTGAAGTTTTTATCAGCAATGTCTGCAATACGTGCAGCATTCAACACTTTACTTTGGAAGTTTTGATCAAACTCTTGTCCTAAGAACTTAGCTCTTTGTTCTCCCAACACCATTGCTGTTTGCTGTCTATTAGACAAGTTCTGTAAACCCATTTGTTCAAACACTTTAGCATCAGCAGCAGCAATAGGAAGAGCAGCTTCTAGTGTTGCTTGAACAATGGCTTGTCCTGCTATGCTACTAGCACCAAGTCCTCTGGCTGCAAGCTGTGCTGTTACACCACGCATAGAAGCAGCAGCCCACGGAGGTGGATTACCAGCATCAAAGTTTGTCAACAATTTATTAAGCTGACCTTGTGTAGTCATCTCTTCTGAAACAATGCCTTGAGCAGCTTGTGTTTTAGCTAGAGCAGCTTCAACTGCTGTTTGATCTACAGCAGACCCACTAACAAGCTCACCTGTCTGTAGTGTTCTATCTGCTACATCTTTAACAAGTGTCGCTGTTCCTTGAGCAGCTTGTTCTTTACCCACTGCTGTTTCAGTGGGAACAACAGTGGCAGCTTCGGCTAGAGCTTTCTCAGATACAGTGCCTTGTTCTGCCTTTACACCAGTGAGGCTTTCAGCAAGTTTTGTTTGTGCAGCATCTGCCACCATCTTCTCTTCTGTCACTCCTGCTGGAGCAGCCACACCTTCTGCTACTGCGTCCGTAGTTGGGACAGCTTGTTGAGTGGTTCCTGCTTTATCAGCAGCGGCTGTCATCCCAGAGGTAACTGCTGTAGTTGTGGCAGTTCCTGAAGTTGCTGTTGGCTTTGCTGGTTCTACAGCACCCCCTTCTGCAAAACTTCTTTGTCCTCTACTAGAGGCATCTCTAGACGCTAACATTGTACCTAAAGCAGCAAAAGCTGCTGTTAGATCAAGAGGATCTTCTTCTGTGGGTTTATCTTCTTCTTCTTTTGGTTTGTCTTCTTCTTTATCTTTGGTCATTGCTTCTTTAGCTGTGTATGCGTCAGTTAAAGAAGGAGAAGGAACATCATAAAGCCCCGGAGGAGCACCAAAGACACCAAGCTGACTCACTGTTCCACCACCAGCAGCAGCAGTGGTAAGTCCTTGAGCACCTCCCATTGAAGCTATACCGGGGGTTGTAGTACCGTAAGAAAGACCTGCACCCGCACCCATACCGCCAGCACCTGTAGCTGCACTAGAGGTGACAGCAGAAGAAGAAGGAGCCGCTAAGCTTAAACCCTCACCCGCTGAGGCTTGCAGTCCTAAACTAGAAGATGATCCAGAGCTAAGAGAATAGGCACTGGAGGGAGCTGGAGGTAGAGACATTGTTTCTACACCAAGCATACTACCACCTGTCACTGCACTGGTTGAAGCCAGAGAGGCAGGAGCCACACCTGAATATGCCCCTGCTGCTTGCATAGCATATGGACTAGAAGCAGCAGCAGCGCTTGTACCAGCAGCACCACTACCAGCAGCAGCAGCACTAGCTTCAGCAGCAGCAGCGGCTGATCCCGGCCCAGCAGTGTAATAATATCCTGTATATATAGCAGCAACAGCAATGACAGTTGTCCAACCACCGGGTATGTATTCTTTTACTTTACCGTCAATCCAATCACCAGCTTGTTTAAGCTCACCTGCTGCCCAATCACCAACTTGTTTAACTTCTTCTTTAACTTTGTCGCTAACTTTGTTAGCCCCACCCCCGGTAGCCCAATTAACAGCATCCCAAAGACCCTGTGGCTTAATCTTTCTATCGCCAATATGTTTAAAAGCATCTTCAGGAAGCGTTGGAATACCTAAGAGATGATAAGAATTGTTGTGTCTCATACTAAAGCCTTCCAATCATAAAGAGGAACATCTGAAGCTGTTACATCAACGCCTATCTTTTTAAGTAAGGTGACAACACTAGACCCACCCTCTTTAAAAAACCCATACATAGCCTTCACTTCTCCATCCCTTATCTTATTCATTAAAGACAACATTGATACAGCCAATTTTTCAGGAGAGTCTGAAGAATAAGAATAAAACTCAACAATGTATGGCTGTAACTTTCTTAATATCACCACTGTATTATTTTCTTGGAGCAACACCAAGTCACCAAGCTCTCCTAGTTGTTGAATGGCAGAAAGTTCAAGCCTCGGATCAAGACCATACTTCTTTGCATGCTCTGTAATAATTTGAGAGGCTTTCATTTTATTAGCCACCACTTGACCACCCTTTGCATAGCCAGTGACATCGCCACCCTTTGCCATCTTCTCTGCCACCTTAGAAGATATCAAAGAATATTTCTTTGCTTCTGCTGGTGTTGACATCAAGAACTCATCAAACATATGCATAGGCCCGTTGTAGCCCATCTTCCTAGCTACAACTTCTTTTTGTGTTGCTGTGAAATTTTCTTTCATTTCTTTAATGCCTTATACAAATATTCTAAAAACTGTTGATTATCTTTTAATGTTGCTATCAACCCTGTCGTTACACAATACACTTGTCTTTCACTCATATTAAGTTGCATTGCAACATCTATTGCATGCACCACTTCGTGTAAGACAGTGTCTGTCTCTAGTAAAGGAGGTTGTCCGTTCTTTATATTTATCTTCAAATTATCATTGTCACAATTTCCTACAAGGTCTTTTAACTCATCTAAGAAGAAAACTTCATATTCTCTTCCTATTATATTTATATTTTTAAAAGACATTATATCATCCGTTAAGCAATAAGACCATTCAAATATACCGTCTTACCATTTTGTTTAGTTGCTGTCAACTCTTGTTTCTTAAGATTTTTAGGGTCGTAGGAAACATGAACCCATCCGCTGTCAGGAATACCGGGAGTGTAGAATTCAAGGATGAGCTGTGTATATTCTAAATTGTCCATAATCCATTGAGCCAACTCAGCATTAGCTACACCGGGTATTTCTATATCGGCTGCTTGGCCCTTGCAATGGTCACTGGTCTTCGATCCATTCACCGCTGCATTGCTCTCTGGAGAGCGATAGGCAGAGTTCACCTTTACACCTTTTTTATAATGGTCTCTAATTGGTTGCAACACTTTCTCACAAAGGATTTTTAAAGAAGCCTCTGCTTCAGGTGTAGGAGTGTTGTCTAAGTCCAGCCTTAGGGCTGTGTCACTCTTACTAAGCTCATGTAAGGAGAAGTTAGCGGATAGTTGGGTCATTTAGTTTTTCCTTAATTTCGTTATATTGGTTTATACAAACATTTAATTTACGTATTGCTGTATCTCCCTCTGCTGTTATAGCGATAAGAGATTCAGCAACTTTTCTGTCAAGTTCGGCACGTGTTTCTCCTGTGTCACTTCCGCTGGTAGGGGTGGCATCTGTGGTGGGTTGTAGACTACAGTTGGTGGCTTGGGTGGTGACAGGAATGAACAGCTTGCGTTCACCAGAGCTAACAGCAAGACGGAGATCAGTAATTTTCTTTTGGGCATTTTGTTCATTTTTTCTTAATGTTTCAGCATATGTAGTTGCTACGGTGGTTAGTTGTGCTTCAGTGTTTCGTGCTCTATCGTTAGCTTCAACCACTTCTAAAGCTGTCTCTACTCCCTTGTCGTAGCCGCCTTTCCAATAGCCCCCACCAAAGACAAGAACAAGTAAAGCTACGCCCAATAACAAATTACGCATCAGTGGTTTTTCCCCTGACATAAGCTTGAGCAGCCATGAATGCTACAACAATGGTTCCCATAGCAGCACAATAGGTTGTAGCTAATCCATTCAAAGCATTCACTTTCTCTAGAGATACAAAAGCAGAAGCAAGATAGGTTATGACGACAGGAGGAAGCACTAAAGCAGCCCACGCCATGATGCGTTGCTGATCTTGCATTTTGTCCATATTCTCAATCATCAACATACGTTCTGACTTAGCCAGCTCAGCGTCAGTGATGACACCATCGTGATCAGTGTCAAAAGCGTTGTACGTAGAATCTTTCTCTAATTGCTTATTCATTTTTTTGTTTCCTTTCTTTCTGTTCAATTTGTCTTCTTAGTTTTTCAACTTTCTCAATCTGTACTTTTGATTCATGTTTCACTTCTAAAACATCAAGGTATAAAAAACCTAATAGTGGAAGTAACAACGCTATTAATATACAAGCTGCTATCCATCCCATTATGTCCTCGCCAGTTTGCTTACGAATAGAAGCCACATCCAGAGGTATGCTATAAGGATTAGAGACGCTACGAGGTATGCTGACTTTTGCTGGAAGTCTCTTTTTTCCTCCTGCTGTTGCCATTTTTTATATCTCTCTTGAGCCTCTTGTTTAAGTCTAGCTTGTTCTTGTTCCTCTTGAATTACTTCTCTCATTTCAAATACAGAACTATATAAAGCACCCATCTCTGGAGGGCTGTGATACACCATTGTTTCTCTAATGGTTATTTCTAATTCAGCCATTTGCTGCTGTGCCATCACTCGCTTAAGAGCAGCCTCCATATAGTTTTGATCAGGGTCGTATACGTTTCTAGACTTGTCCTCTTCTTCTCTTATGTGTGCAGCTAGTTGTTCTTGAAGTTTAAAAAACTCTGTTAAACTTTTGACGATGTCAACTTTAACTTGAGTTTCATTAACAGCAACATACTCAGCTTTCTTAGATTTAGCCACAGGTTTTTTAATTTGTGGCTTAGGCTTGCTACCAAAGAAACTAAGAAGCTGTTGCCAAAAACCATGCATCTCTTTACCAATGGCGACAACCTCATCAGCAGTGTTCTTAATTTCAATAAAAGATTCTTTGGCTTGTTTATAGAGTTCACACCCAGCTTGTATATTCTTGACAAGACCTGCTGCAAGTAGACAAAGGCTGATTGGATCAATTTTAAACTCCTATAAGTTTCTTTAAAAACTCAGCAGCAACACCGGGGCCAAATAGCACAGCCACCATTACAGCATACAAAAGATATTCAATCTTATTCATGCGTTTATCGCCTTCTTCAAAAGACTTCTGAATGGCTGAATATCGCTGAGCACACACTTCTTCGTGTGTCATCAACCTAGCTTCTGTTTCAGATATAAGTTTCTCACTCATGGTGTACCTTTCAATGCCGCTACATCGGCTTGCAGTTGAGTGATGAGGGCTTGTTGTTCTTGGACAGTCTTAACTAATAACCAAGTAATTTCTGTGGCATCAAATTTCTTAATTGCTGTGGTTTCTTCATCATCAGCATTAAATTTAGCATCATAGTTTTCAACCGTGTCAGGTAACACCGTCATCACTTCATCCGCAATAACTCCAAGACCTTTCATGCCTTCAGTTGTGCCACCTTTGCCGTTGTATTCCCATTCACGCACACGCACTTGCATTAACTCTGTTGTGCCTTTAATGTAATCACGAATGTTGTCTTTAAGACGCTGGTCAGATGGGTTAGACCAAGTTGTACCTGTTGCTTTTTGTGCGGTAGACCCCGCAAGAATTAACCCACCGCTGGAGTCGATACGCATACGTTCTGTACCGCCAGTAGTACCAACTCTAAAGTAAAAAGCACCTGTGTTGCTTGTACCTCTATGGTCAAAAAACATATTAGGCGTACCAGTGCCTGTTGTAGTAATCGCATACGCAGAATCTGCGGTAGCGCCACCTAAAGCAATTTCATTTGTGTATCCAGTTGGTGACCCAGTTACTTTAAGTCCACCTGCTGTAATATTTGTAAGACCAGCTACTTCAAGTTTTGAAGCTGGCGCAGTAGTACCAATCCCCACATTACCGCTGGAGTCGATACGCATACGCTCATTTGCGTCTATGCCACCACCAGAATTGTCCCGTGTACCAAAGACTAGGGCTGTATCTGGTGTAACGGTTTCAGCAAGTGCGGCAACATACGCACCTACTCCAGCGGTAGGAGAAGATGTGTCACTTGTAAAGAACTGCAAACCACCTGTTGGTTGACCAGTTGTTACAGCAGTGTCTGTTTCGGTTATTCGGATAAGGGTGCTTCCGTATGTTGGGCAACCTACAACAGTTCCCGAAGCAAGCGTTTGTGAAACGCTTACAGTGTATGTGCCAATGCCACCAGTACCAGTGCCAAGAGCAGTGACTCTGGTGTATGGCTGAACACCTGAGCCATGAACTAAATCACCAACAGCAATAGTTCCCGCAGAAACAGCAGTAACAGTCATTGTTGTACTAGAAATAGATGCTGTTACTGACCAAGTTACGTTGTTATTTCCAGCAACTTCAAGTTTGGTTACGGGAGTGGTTGTGCCAATACCTACTTCACCTGCGCTGTTAATCCGCAAACGCTCTGTAGGCGATGAATCCCCGTCAGCAGTGGTGCTAAAGACCAAGCGTCCGGGCATGTCGTTTGTGCCGGGGGTTCCGTCTACTGCTGCATCAATATAAGCTGCGGGTATTTGCGCTGTTCCATCAGAACCGGAGAAATACAAACGCCCAATCGTGTCACCTGAATTAAGGATAGCTCCCGCTGATCTAGCTTTTGCAAATTCAATGTTAATTGGTGTTGTAGCGTCAGCCTGTCTAATCATTGACAGAGGAGTTGTTCCACCATTTATTTGAAGATACGCATTTCCCACCCCGGTTGATACTGCTGAAGAACCATTTATAACAGTTCGACCATCTGAATTAACAACAAATGCGGTGCTGTCAGGGTTAGTGCTGTCTTCCACAACCAACGCATTACCCGTACCAAGCTGAGTGATACGCAAAGCAGCGTTGGTGTTGTCTGTGACGCTGACAACAGTGTTGCCGCCAAAGAAGTTCTCAGCAGTGCCAGCCGCATAAAAGTTGTACTGCGTTGCGCCAGAAGCAATGTTTGACCAAACGCCATAGGTTGCAGTTGAATTAGTGATAGCCCCAACTTGAACGCCGTATGCAGTAGTTGTTCCTGATGTTGGTGCAGTAATAGCGTTAACTTGAAGTCCAGCAATAATTGGAATGGTTGATGCGCTATTTAATGATAAAGATGTTTGTAGCGCAACAGCGGAGTTGATTGTTCCAGCGCCAGTGGTACTTACTTGCCCTCTTGCGCCGATCAAATTACCTGTATTTACACTAGCGTTTCCTTGTTGAGCAGTAAGAATACCACCAACCAATGCTCCTGTGCCAGCATAACCCGTTTGAGCATTTGCAAATGTTTGAATGCCAACTTTTGCGCCTGAACCACTTGCACTGGTTGTGTTTAACTGATCATAAATACCGTAGATAGTTCCTGATGTACTTGAATCAGCACCCAGCACGTTAAAAGTAGTGCCAGTCAGACTAGAAGTACCAATGCCAACTCGACCAGAGGAGTCGATACGCATACGCTCAGTAACCGTACTTGCACCATCAGCAGTGGTGCTAAACACCAACCGACCGGGCATGTCGTTTGTGCCGGGAGTGCCATCTACTGCGGCTTCAATTCTTGCCGCCTCAATAAATCCAACGCCATCGTCACCAAAAAACTTTGCCTTGCCGAGTGAGTCTCCGCTTAAAACAATGCTTGGTGTACCAATTGTAGTTGATCTAGATTTTGCAAAGTTAAAATTACTTGATCCGGTAGAGCCAGTCCAATTTGTAGTTGCATAACCATTATTTGTTGATGAGCCAGCATTTGTTTGAATGTTTGATGTATCTGAGCCAATTGCAAGCGAAGATGTGTGACCAGAAATAACCCTACCGTTTGCATCAACAACAAAAGGAGTCGAGTCAGGGTTAGTCGTGTCCTCAACCAACAAAGCATTACCAGTACCAAGTTGAGTGATACGCAGGGCTGCGTTGGTGTTGTCGGTTACGCTGATGATTGGGCTTGCATTGAATGTGGTTGTGCCGTTTACGGTCACTGTGTCAGCCGAAGCGTCACCAAGCGTTACGTTACCTGTAGCACCTAGCGTGGTAAATGCACCTGTTGATGCTGTCGTAGCACCAATGGACATATTGTTGATCGTGCCAACACCTGTTGAAGTCAGAGCAAGCGTGGGCGTATTGCTTGCGGTGAGAGTGATTAGATTGGTATAGGCTGTCCCATCTACATCGTAGGCGGCAAGGGACAGAGTATTGGTATCTGTCTTTGCTGATTTAAGTTGAGTGCCGGTTACATAAGAAGCCGCTTGAGTGATGGTGTCTGTGTCAGCATCACCTATAGTGGTGTTGCCATTTAAAGCTACAGCACCAGAAAAATTAGCAGCGGTTGCTGTAATTGTTCCTGTCAATGTTGGACTAGCCGACAACACCATGTTGCCTGTGCCTGTCACTGCATTACTTAATGTGACACCACCATATGTCAAAGCTGCTGATAGAGTGGTGGCTCCAGTAACACCTAGAGTGCCACCAATAGAAGCATTACCAGCTAAATAAAAGTCTTTGAATCTAAGACCAGTTGTGCCTAAGTCAACAGTGTTGGTGGTTTTAACACCCAACACAGATGTTGAAATTGTTACGTCTTGAACAGGGCCTAATGCAAGGATGGGAGCACCCTCTCCAGCAGTGCCATCATGGTTGTGGCCTGTAGAAGAATTAAAGGCAGCTTGAATACCATCAAACTCCCCATCTAAATCAGCAGCATTAATAACATTACCGTCAGCAATGTTGTTAATAGTATCTACTCTTGTATATCCTGCCATATTATTTCCTTAATAAATGCCTAACAGTTTTACCACATTATCGTCTGTCATGCGTGGAATATTCCAGCGTGGCAGCGTCTAGCGAAAAAGGAGGGTCTGTACCCTCTGATACAAACTGTAACGAAACAGAAAAACCAGAACCAATTGTCTGTGTTTGAAACAGCTTTTTCAGCTTTGTTCCATATTTTGTTGTTCCATATTTAGCTGTACTAGTTCCATAAAATCCTACACTTCCACTATTTACATTAGACAATGTAATAGTTTCTGGTTGTATGCTTCCAAAGTCATCAAAGTCAAGCTTCAAATTAACTGACATATTTACAGAACCTTGCGGATCTGTGTACAAAAACATCTTATAAAAAGTCTTTCTAACTCTCGGATCATTAATTGGAACATAGGGAGTGGCAAAGCTAGCTAGAATATTACCGCCATCAAAACTATTTCCACTTTCCATCTGATAGACATACCCATCAGAATGAGCAAAGACAATAATTTCTGTTTGATTAATATAATTACTATCAGCTACATAAGCTTTAATACCCACTGTCTCAGCCCAAGAAATGGCACTGGTGTTATCCCCTACCACTTGTGTGCCTAAAATACCTTTAGCACTGTCAGCCGACACTGAAGCATTATACCCTAAAAGTCTATACTGAGACTTCTGTTTAATAATGACACTAGCAAAACTGCTGCTAGAAGAAATAAGAGCAGTGGATTCTGCTTGGATGGTTTTAGACACCACTCCTAAGTTGAAGTCTCCAGTTCTGTCTGTTGCACTCAAAAGTCTCAACCCCTCAGGGCCTAAGAACATAATGTCTCCACCCACCTCTTGTATGGTGTCTGTAGCCACACATCCTACGTTCCTTGTAATTGGCTGAAGATTAAAGTCTGCTGAAGTGTTTCCTACAAGCTGACTAATACTTCTTTCAGTAAAGATGATTAAGGCTTCTCTAAAAACAATGATGCCTGTTATAGTGGCCCCAATGTTTATAACCCCTGCTCCATTGGCTGCTGTAAAGTCAGTGTCTGTATAAGGAGAAGAGAAGATAAGCTTGTCATCGTTTGCAAAAAACATTTGGTTTTTATGAAACACAGCAAAATCAGAACCTACTAAGTCAATGTTGTTGTCAATAAAAGCAAATGTAGCATCGTCCCACACAAAGGGATAGTTAACACCATCAACACCAACAATCTTGTCAGTGCTATTAATTCTATATTTAGAAGTTCTTACTTTAATACCATCACTATATTTAGCCGTTAGCCAAGTGACGGCTGCATTGTCAGCAGGGCTGCTAGCTAAAGCAGGATTGATGGCTAATGTAGCACCACCACTAGTGACAGTGGCATCTGCTGTGACAGTGTATATTTTCTCTACACCAGCAAGAGTGAATGTATCTCCCACCTTAGGAACATCTGTCAAACCATCCACTACTAAGCTACTTCCTGTCTGACCAGCACCGTTAACTAACACTGTGCCGTAAGAAGGAATATTAATCTTTGTCCAACCACTACCTGTAGATTTATAAATGTCATTGTTTCTACAAGCAATGATAGTGTCTTCCCACGCTGCCACACCTTTCATAATGCCTGTATGAGAAGTGAAAGTTACAGCAGCTTTATCAGCAGGGCTACTAGCCATAGAAGCTGTAAGTGTCAACGTCACTCTCTTATTTGTACTATCAAAAGAAACACCAGCACTAGCCACTGTATATGTCCCTGTGACACCAGCAATGGTAAGTGTGTCTCCAGCAATAGGGGCAGTGAAGATGTTTCCTAATACAAGCGTTGTTCCTGTTTGACCACTACCATGCACTTTAGGTAAGCCATAAGCAGGGACAAAAGCACTGTCATATTTATCAAAACCTTCTATCCTTCTATAACCACCATCAGTGGAAGGCTCAAAGTTTTTTAATAAACGAGCGCTACCCGGGGCATTAATACCTTGCTGTAAAGGAGACAGGTTAGAAACAAGTCCCCCTTTAAACTCAAAAGCATATGTTTGCCAAGCGTCTGCCATTAATTCACCCTATCGCCAAAAGCAGAAGTTCTAGAAGTAGCAAGCATACCTGATCTCATGTATGAGTAACGATTAACTAACATGGTACGCATACGTTTAACACCTTCTTCAAACTTACTCTTAGCTAAAGAAGAAGCTTGTTCATTGCTTCTAAACAAATAAGCATAGTGCATAGCACCATCAATAATTACATGTCTAAATCTTTCAGGAATAGAAGGAACATCTGAAAATAAAGACAGGTCTACTGGTATTCTGTAATATTCGTAAT